TGGGTACACCTACTATTAAAATATTTGTGACAGGAGTTTAATATGCCATATGGAAAAGGTACATACGGAAGCAAGCGTGGTCGTCCTTCTAAAGCAGCTAAGGCTGCTGGGCGTAAAAAAATGGCTGCTAAAAAGAAAAAAAAGTAGTGCCTGCACGTAAACGCGTTAAGGTTAAGGCTAAGTCTAAATCTAGAGTTAATGAGGCTGGTAATTATACGAAGCCTGCTATGCGTAAGCGTTTGTTTAATCAAATTAAGGCTGGTGGTAAGGGCGGCAAGCCTGGTCAATGGTCTGCTCGTAAAGCTCAGATGTTGGCTAAGCAGTATAAGGCTAAGGGTGGAGGCTATAGAAACTGATGGCTAAGACTAAGTCTCAGAAGTCTTTGGATACGTGGACTAAGCAGAAGTGGACTACTCCTTCTGGTAAGCCTTCTACTCAGGGTCCAAAAGCTTCTGGTGAGGTGTATGCGCCTGCTGCAAAGATTAAGCGTTTGAAGTCTACGCCTGCTGGTCGTAAGAAGTTAGCTGCTGCTAGTAGGAAAAAGCGTAAAGCTATTAAAGTTGGTAAACAGCATGCTAGTCATGGTTTGCATAAGAAGAAAAAGATTAGGAGAAAGAAGCGTTAATGGCTAAGAAAAAAGATCCTCGTTTAGCTAGGGCTGGTGTGTCTGGGTTTAATAAACCTAAGCGTACCCCTAATCATCCTAAGAAGTCTCATGTTGTTGTTGCTAAAGAAGGCGACAGGGTTAAGACTATTAGGTTTGGTGAGCAGGGGGCTAAGACTGCTGGTAAACCTAAAAAGGGTGAGAGTAGGCGTATTAAGATGAAGCGCAAGTCTTTTAAGGCTCGTCATGGAAAAAATATTAAAAAAGGTAAGATGTCGGCTGCGTATTGGGCTAACAGGGTTAAGTGGTAGATAGACTTGATGATATAAACTATGAAGAGATTCTTGATCTTTTAGAGTTTGCTACACCTGAAGAAACTCGTTATATTGAGCATTTGCTTTCTGCGAGGGTGGCGTTAGCTTCTCCGTTGGATTATGCGTGTTATGTGTCGCCTCAGACGATACGATATAAACATGTTGAGGTTGTTTCGGAGTATATTCAGGCGTTGTGCGAGTTTAGGCTTTACCATTCGGGGCCTGGTCCAGTGGCTGATTGGTTCTATCGAACTGAGGAAGGAACGTACCCAATAGAGGGTCCTGAAGAGCTTAGGGATTTTTTGAGTAGTGATGATGGTGCTCAAGTTGTTGAGTTTTTTGGTTTGCATCCTGATACTGCTGAACGGGTAGTTTTTCGGCTTGGCCTTTCTGCGCCCCCTCGTCATGGAAAGTCTTGGATTACTACGTTGCATACTCCTGGCTGGTATTTGTCTAGGTGGCCTGATCGTAAGCAGGCTATTGTTACGTATTCTGACGAGTTTTCGTGGGAATGGGGAGAGCAGATTAATCGTCAATTAGATGAAAGGAATGGTTTTGTTTCTACTAAAGGGAATAGGCAACTTATCAGAGAAACCGAAAGGTTTGGTGAATTACGATTTGCTGGTGTGGGCGGTAAGCTTACTGGTACTGGGTATCACTTTGGGCTTATTGATGATCCTTTTAAAAACTCTGAAGAAGCTTTGTCGCAAGTAGCTAGGGATTCTAAGGATAATTGGTATGGGTCTGTTTGGTTGACTCGTAAGGAACCTATGGCTGTTGAGGTAGTTATGTTTACTCGATGGCATGAGGATGATTTGTCTGGTCGTAGGATTTATGAACCTGAGTCTACTGTGCCTCGTGAAGATTGGTGTGTGTTGGAGATGCCTGCTATTGCGTTAGAGCCTGAGTATTTTCCTAGAGAAGATTATGTAGATGTTATTGATAGAAAGCCTGGGGAGGCGTTGTGTCCTGCTCGTAAGACATTGACTGAGTTAGAGCAGATACGTGAGGATGATCCGTTGTGGTTTGATGCTATGTATCAGGGTTCTCCTTCTTTAGAAGCTGGTGGTATTTTGTCTCCGCCGTATCATCATTGGACTGAAGGTCTTGGGTCTTATCGTCTTGAGATTGAAAATGGTGAAGCTATTGTTGTGCCTAAGGATCAATGTGAGCGTTTTGGTGTTATTGATTTGGCTGCTTCGTTAAAGACGTGGGCTGATTGGTCTGTTATGTCGATTTGGGATTTTCATCGTGATACACAAAATTTGATTTTGGTGCATATGGATAGGCAGCGTGTTGAATCTGCTATGCATTTGCAATGGGCTCAGGGTTTGTGCGCTAAATGGGATGTTTCTACTTTAGGTATTGAAGAGCGTTCGTTTGGTTTGACGCTTATCCAGTTATTCCAACGTGCTGGCGGTTTTAATGTTCGGCCTCTTTTTCCGAAGGATCGTGACAAGGTTCAGCGCGCTATTCCTTATGGTGCTGGTATTACTGCTCGCCAGGTTTGGTTTCCTAAGCATGCGGCTTGGTTGTATGCATGGGAACAAGAGCATAGAAATTTTCCTAATTCTAAACATGATGATATGGTTGACACTGGTGCTTATGCTTGGGAAATGAGTCGCTCTATGCCTGCACATTCTTATGTGAAGAAACGTAAATTAAGCATTCATGATCTATGCTGGAAACAATTAGAAGATAAGGCTAAACGACCTAATAATTGGTCGTATATGATGAGGTAACATGTTTAGATTAATAGAAGGCGGAGATTTTGGCATTGAAAGCGCAAATGTAGGTAATTGTTATGTTTCGTTTTTGCCTAAAGCAGAGGGTGATCCTGGAATTTTTCGTGGACCCCCTATAGAAGAAGAAGGTTTTTTGGATGTTGCTGTTGATTGCATTAAAGATGCTGCGCAACAAATTGGTTGGAAGTCGCCGGAGTCTGTTGCAAAATTAGAAAAAGCATACAATGATTTAGTTAAGGAAAACGAAAAATTGCGAAGGGATTATGATAAAGCTGCAAAAGCTTTAGGTTTGGTTAAGGAAATTAAGAAGAAGAAATAATGGCAGAAAAACAAACTTTGGTTGAAGAGCTGTATGAAGAAGCAGCTAGACATATTATAGGACCTTTGCGTAGTTATTGGTTAAACCATGCGTTTGTTCGTGGTTTGCAATGGTTGCGTTGGAATAGTCGTGTTACTCGTTTAAGTGAACAAGTAGAAGACCGTGATCGTATTCAAGCTGTTTTTAATAAGATTAGAGCTAACCAAAGAACTATTATTGCTAATTTAACTCAACGTGAATTAAAATTTGAGGTTACTCCTACGGCTGGGGATGATGCTTCTATTCGTTCAGCTCGTTTAGCTGAAGCTGTTTTGCGTGATTTGCATAATCGTCAGCGTTGGGAAGTTATTCGTGAAGAACATATGCAAGGTGTTTGTAAGGGTGGTTCTGGTGCGTTAATAACTGAGATAGATCCTGAAACTAAATTACCTATTGTTAAACCCTTGTCTTTAGCAGAGTTTATTGTTGAGCCAGGTTCAAGAAACGGTGAAACTGCTCGTTGGTGTATTAAGGTTGAAGCTTTGCCACCTAAAACCGTTAAGGCAATATTTGATATGAGGAAAGAGCCACCTGCTGATGCTTCTGCTGGTTTGGCTCCTTTTCAACATCAAATGTTGCATCAGGGATGGGGATCTAATTCTACTATTCCTGATTTAACTAAAGTATTGACTTATTACGAACGACCTATGGGCAAAAGCGAAGGTGGTTTTCAAGTTATTGTAGATGGCAAAGTTATTCAAAAAGGAGCGTGGCCTTACCCGTTTAAAGACAGGCTACCTATTTGTGTAGCTCGTGAAACTGTTGAAGAGAATCAATGGTGGGGCACTACGTACATGGATGATGTTAGAAAAGTCCAAGTTATTCTTAATGGTATTTGGTCTGGTATAGCTGAACATGCTAAGGAGTTGGGAACTATTCGTGCTTTGTTTCCTGCTAGCGCTGAGCCTTTTATTGAGGAAATGACTGATAAGCCAGGTTTTCAGCCTTGGCCTGATGGTGTTCCTTTGCCTGAGTATCTTGAACAGCCTCAGTTAAAGAATTGGTATGAATCTGTTTTGGATCGTGCTTCGTTAATGATTGATGACATTATGGGTGTTCATGATGTGTCTCGTGGTTTAGCCCCTCCTAATATTGAATCTGGTAGCGGTTTATCTATTTTGGCTGAGAATGATACTTCTCCGACTGGTAGGTTAATTAAAGAAACTGCTCGTTGTTGGCGTGAAACAGCTCAAATGTGTTTGCAAATTTATCAAACAACTCAAAAAAAGGAACGCACTATTACTGTTGATGCTGGTTTTGGGCCAGAACGTTTTCCTCACAGAGGGTCAGATATATCATCTGAGTTTGAAGTAAGGATTCCTGCTGAAGGGTTGTTGCCTAGGTCAAAGATTGGCATGATCCAACAAGCTGATAAAATGTTGCAAATGGGTTTGATTCAGTCTGCTGCTGAGTATATTCGTGTAGCTGAGTTGCCAGGTGCTCAGGATTTGTTAGCTGGTTTGTCTCCTCAAACGCATAAAGCTAGAAGAGAAAACGCTGATTTAGCTAGAGGTAAAGTTACTAATCCTGAATGGCATAAAGAAGATGATCATGCAATACATATAGCTGAGCATAAAGCTTTTATGTCTACTGAACGTTGGGAATTGTTACCTGATAGGGTTAAAAAGATTTTTGCTAACCATGTGCAAATGCATAAGAATTTTGATGCTGAGAATAGAGCTAAAGAAATTCAAATGGCTGGTGCTGAAGCTAGAGCTGCAGAAGTTAGTGGCCCTCAAGGCATGGTTGATCAAATTATCGAAAGTGCTGGCACTGGTCAACCTCCAGAAATTTCTATGAATGACCCCATTCCTCAAGGGGGGCAGTTTAATATAGAAGAACAGATGTCGTCTATAACAGGAATGAATTAGTGGATCAAGAAAAGGAAATAAAAAAAGTAAGGGATGAAGCTGCTAAATACAGAACTCAATTAGCTCCCTTTAAAGAAGCTTTTGGTGATTTAGAGCCAGAGGCAGTTACGTGGATGTTAGATACTATTAAGATGATAGAATCTGACCCATTAGAATCCGGTAAACGTTTTGCTTCTGTTGCTTATGGCAATATGGGCGAAATTGAGTTTATGGATTTTATTAAAACAGTTGCTCCTAACGAAGATCTTGTTAATGAGCTAGAAATAAAGGATAATGAGGATATGTCTGTAGAAGATTATGATGATGATGACAGTATTGATATTACTGAATGGGCTGAAGGCTTAGAAGAGCGTTTAATGGCCAGAATTGATAATATTGGCAAGCAGCAAGAAGAACGTGAAGCTAATGTTATGAGACAGCAGCAATTTGACACGATTAATCAAGAAATTAAAAAACTTGGTTATGATCCTGATTCTTGGCAAGGAAAAATGTTGGTTCAAGTTGCTAGTAACGAAACTGATCAAGAACAGGATATTATTGTTCGTTTGCAGGAAGCAGATGGCATTGTTAAAACAAGAATAGTGCAAGAAGAAGAATCTGTTACTAATCTCGATGATAATCCTTTAGATGTTCCTGCTACTGGCGGTCAAATAGGTGGTGGAGGTATCCCTAATATTGCTGGGGAAGAACCTATTACTTTTCAAGATGCTAATGCAGCATTAAATGAATTGTTGAAAAGCCAAGTAGGTCAATAATGGCTCCTATACCTACAGCCGGTAATTGGGTGCGTTTGCAAGAATTGCATCCTAGAATGAAATATCGTTTAGAAAAATTTTTTCTTGATCCAAGAATTAAAGGCAAAGTTGTAGTTAGTTCTGGGGTCAGGACGTATGCTCAGCAAAAAGATTTGTATAGGCGTTACAAAGCTGGGACTTTTCCTAATCTTGTCGCTAATCCCGATAGGAAATTTGGTGGAGGTTTCCAGGGCTCGTGGCATATGCAACAGCCTAATCACCCTGAAGGAGCGTACGGTTTTGCCGTTGATTTTCGTATTGTCGGCAAAATCAGTACGTCTAATGTTAATAAGATAGCTAAAGAGTACGGTTTAGAACGTACTGTTCCTTCTGAATGGTGGCATCATCAAGCGTATGGGTATCGTTATGATACGCAAAAATATGATTGGTATGATGCTCCTGCTTTGTCTGATGAAAAGGAAAAGAAAGCTGAAGTAGGTGCTACTGTTTTAGCCAAGAAAGAGCAGCGAAGCGCATTTGCTGAAATAGCAGCAGCAATGAAAACAACTTTACGCAAGGGCGCTAAAGGTCCTGCTGTTGAATTGTTGCAAAGTAGGCTGGCTAAACTTGGTTATAGGTTGACAAAGTACCCTTCTAGAAATACTGGGGTTGACGGTCATTTTGGTTGGTATACACTTAGAGCATTAAAACAATTCCAGAAGAAAAAGGGACTTGTTGTTGATGGGATTTGTGGTCCTAATACGTGGAAAGCTTTAATGAGATAAATGAAAAGAAAACGTAAAGTTACTGTTAGTGGCACGCCAGATGGCTTTACTGGTTCTGTTGATTCTCACCTTCGTAAAACTAAAAATAAACGTTCGCCTTCTGCAAACGTAATAGTGGCTGGAAGTGGCCCTGCTAACTGGAATCGTTTTAGTGGAACAGCAGGTAGTTTTCCTGCGTTAGCTCCACAACAATTTCAAATGCCTGTTCAGCCTTCTCCACAGACTGTTCGGAATGTTCCAGTTCAAAGCAATCCTCGAGTTAGTTACAATCCGCCTACTTCTACAGCAGGCCAACATAGTTATGTATCTAATTTTCCTAACATGACACCTGGATATGATTATGGTAGTGCGCCTACGGGATACGTAGTTCCTGAACTTTTTCCGCCAGGTGGTGCTCCTCATTGGGCCACACAATTACCTGAACCAACACCCGAACCAACACCCGAACCTGCTCCTCCAGAAGAAGGAATTGCAGGCGCTCCGCCGTTTATGGCTCCTTCAGTTTGGTTGCTTCAAGATCCTGATGCTACGGGAGATGAAGTGGCATCAATGGGCAGAAAACGCGATGATTTTTGGGGTACTGGAGTTCCGTTTACTTCAACAATGGAAACTGATGAAATGTTAGAAGCTATAGATGATGCTATGGGAGAAGACATATTAGATACGTATAGTATGGTTCAAAATAATCCTAATGTTATTTCGTATCCATACAGAGATGAAGATCCTGATGGGGAATGGCAGCCAGGGTTTGGACAACCAGTTAATCCAATGATGGGGCAACGACCTGCGCCTAGAGAAATACCTTATTATGATCAAAGAGGTTTTTTAGAAGCTCAAATACTTGACGAAATGGCTATGCGAGGAATACCGCCTACTATAACGTTAGATGCTCCAGGTTATATGCCAAGAGATCAACATTTATATGCTAATACTCCTGTCGGACGTGTAGATCCTAATGTAGTATTAATAAACATATTGAAAAGAATAAGAGGAATGTAATGAAGATTAAAAAAATTGATTACAGAGATTTGGGAGAACGTGTTGTAGCAACGTTTTTTCAAGCTGTAGGCGGAACATTAGGCACAAACTCAATAGTAAATATGGGTATTTCTGAGTGGAAACTTGTATTAGCATCGGGTGGAGCTGCTGTTCTTAGCTTTTTGAAAGGATATGCTGCATCTATTCTAGGAAAGGATGGGTCCTGCTC